TCTACTGATTCTATATTTAGTATCAGTAATAGGTATATTTACCTCCTTATCGGTTTTGGCTTATTGTGGAGTTTTAAAACAAAGGGATAACAGCCGGGAAAGATCGGCTTTTGATAATATTAATAAAAAAATGAACCAACAGGATTTTGACGAAGCGATAAAAAGACTTCCGTCACCAACAGAAATAGATACTGATATATACATTATTCCCAGTATTAATACAGGTTGTCGATTTGTATTCCGAAAAGAACATTTTTATATCAGCCCACAGGGGAAAAATTTAGTCATGTGGGTTTTAAAAGAGATACGATACTTATAATCAAAAGAAAATCAATTATGAGTAAAAAAGAAATTTTGATAAAATGGAAAACGGTTGAAACAATTACTCCCGACTTTCCTGATGGTGCAATCTTTATAAAAGAAGATACATCTATTGAGTTCCCTTTGGCTATTGTAGCTTTTCCATTGGGTGGACATGAGAATGGAACGAAAAAGCAACGAGAGAGAGCCAAGTTAATAGCGGCTGCTCCTGAGTTATTCAAAGCGTGCCAAGAAGCACTAAAATATGTCTGCGTAGAAGAACCTGCCTATGATGTATTATGTAATGCTATCAAAAAGGCTACTGAATAACCCTCAAACCCAATTAGATATGAGCTTTATAACAAGACAAAAAAATGGGCTTTTATGCCGATTTTCAACGGTGATAGATACTGTTACTGACTACAATATGACAGATGAAGAATATATTGAAATGTGTGCCCAAAAGGCAAGGGAGAAAGCTCAAGAAACATTAAAACATTCTCTCCGTCCGTTTGAAGAGGTAAAAGCATCTTTTGCGCCTACCAATATGAGTCGTAGTGAGTTCAACAGGATTTTAAAATTAATGGAAAAAGAATAACTATAAACATGAAACGATTTAATACCCAAACAAGGTTTGTTCCCCTAAAGATAGATGAAGACTTTAATGTGGGGCATATTCAATCGAAAGACGGAAAAGTAAAAGACTTTAAAACGCGCAAGGCAGTTGAGAAGTATTGCAAAGAAAATCATTGCATTTATTGCGAAGAAAAATACATATTCTACAAATGATTATCCGTTCGAGAAAAGCCGCGCAAGAAAAAATCTTTGCGCGGCTTAATTTTATATTCTCAAATTACAGCAATCATTCGGGCTGTAGTTTACATTCTCCTTCCAGTACTGAAAATGACTATCCACGTCTTCACAAACTGAAATCTCCCTGAATCCTGAAATCTTATTTAGATATTCGATTTTTCGCTCCAGCTGCAAATGATTATACCCGGCATGCTTCAGGGTGTATTCGGAATAGTCAATATCAAACCATTGCTTCACCCATGTGTTTACCCGCAAGAACTCCACCAGAATCTTATCACATTTGATACTATTCAGAACCTTAAAATCAATAAATTGAGGGATAAATGGGGATAACCTGACAGACACATCAAACCCTTGCTCCTGCAGCTTCTCAATAGCTTTAATCCGTGCAGATGGTAGACACGCCTTTTCAAATGTACGTGAAAGTGTGTCATCCGTAGAAGTCACAGATATTTGTATATGTGCCAGTTTTCTATCCATCAACCGGATATATCTGTCATCTGCCACCATTGAGGACTTTGTCACGATAAGGTAATGTACCCCTTGTCGGTTCAGGTTCTGAATTGCTTTATAGGTTTCCCTGTAAACAGCCTCACAAGGTTGGAAACAGTCAGTCATTCCACCCAAACGCACAACTGTTCCCCGCTCTAATTTACAGATTTTCCTCTCTACCTTGTCCGTCCGGGAAACGGACGGGTTATCAGGATGCCACAATCCCCTGAAATTAAGAAGCGACTTTGCATAGCAATAAGAACAGTCGTGAAAGCATCCACAGCCGTAGAGGTCTAAACGTGTCGGGTAATTGCATTTATTTCCTTCATTTCCGGAGACGGTCTTATAAAAGGACTTAAACTCTGGTGCTTTTGTGAACGTAGTCACCCATTGTGGTGCATTTACTGTATATCCGGTAGTCATACCCGCAATTTCTTCTTTCAACATGCTCATACTCTTTTAAAATGAATGTTTATAATAATAATACAAATTTGATTATCTTTGCAATGCCAATCACATAAAACAAAAATGCGAGTAGACGCAGCAAGGGTTTTTGCCCCCGGCTGTGCGTCTGCTCGCATTTTGTTAGTATGTGATTGGCGTCTTTACTAACAGGCTGGGGGCTTTTTTATAGCCTTTCCCCCACAGGCTTATATTCAATTTTGACAAATCACTGAAAATCCGTATATTTGCGCTTATAATAGTGCTTTCTTATGCGGAATCCTGAAATGACCAAAATACGTGACCGGAAGATGGTAGAAACGTTCTATCTTCTCTATGATAAAAAGCGCATCCGTTTGGAGGATGTTCTTTTGCGTATGAGTCATGACCTGTTCTTTCTTGATCAGAACTACATCTACAAACGGATTTTTTATATATCGGAGAATTTATCATATTACGAACAATTAAAAGAGGGCAAAAAGCCCGATTCAAAAAAGAACGATACAAATCAACTTAGTCTTGGTTTTTAACCGTTGCATCATAGATGATACAGCGGTTCTTCGTCTTCCGTTTTCTCCGGTAAGTCCCCATTGCTAATTTTCATTTCACGGTCTTTCATGTCGGCATGGCTTGCAAGTTCCATTGTGGTGTAATCCATGATTTCACATTCAAAGCTGATCCGGTACAGGTTTCCCGCACCCCCCGACTCTTCCCGTCCGACATGGGTACGTCGGAGCGTGCCGAAGTTCTTTCCCGATTTTCCGTGTAACATCATCCCCAGCAATGTCAACAGGTCAAGAAAGGACAACGCCTCTTCCTGCATAGCCGCACCTTCGTAGGTATCGGAAAAAGTTTCGTAAAACAGCCGGAAATCAATCTGCGTGTGAAGCCGCTGAACGAGTAACCCTTCATCCTCAATACCCAGCGTATTAAATTCAATGAATACAGCCGGGGACGAAAAGGGATGTTCTTCATCGAGAAAACTAACCTGTTCATGCCACATGTCTATATGTTCAATCCCCGGTGTATTTTCCATCCGTTCCCTTAGCTCGGAATACTCATCCGGGATAGATGCGAGGAACTCATCTTTGCTCCGTATTATTTCAACCAGTTCTTTGTAGCAGTCTGTCCAAATCATAACTATATAGATTAAATATTCGAGAATCGTTTGTCAATCTCCGATGCGATCCATGTATCGAGTTGCTTCATAAACGTAGCGGACTCACCCATATACTGACGTTTGGGGATTCTTATCCTGCTGCCTACTTTTTTAAGTGCCATACTTTTGTAAAAAGAAGCCATTGTAGACAGCCGCTCATTGGCTTTATTTTGCCGTAATTCGCCATTTTTCCTCTTTTGCATTGATCCGGTCGACTTCATGTACAAATACCAAAAATAACGTTTCATTCGCTCCGTTACGACAATGTACCCGCCTTCATTGTGGATCTTGGCATAAGCCAGCGGATCGGTCTGATAAATGATACGGTCTATTCCACGGCTGACCGCATGTATGCTGTCACGGAGCTTCCCGCTTTGTATCAATACGCCACGATCCGAACCGATTGCGAGTGACCTTTTAGCCCACGGTGTCAGTGATGTATCAAGAAACCCCTGCCTCCGAAAATTCTGCTTGAAGAAGTTCACACC